AACTGTTGCATTACCGCTAGGGGCAACCGCCATCGTATAGGTGAGGGTCGATGCACCCGTAACAGTAATGCGATAAGTGCCGTTAAATTCTGCAGGGGTAGCACCTGCGACTGTAATCGTATTTCCAGTTACTAGATTATGAGGACTAGCCGTTGTTAGGGTAGCGGTTAAATTGCCCGTTCCACCCCTAGTAATGGTAGAAATGGTCTGTGCGGTGCTTGTCGTAGCACTTCTTGACCATCTTGTACCATCATAAACAACCATAGGGTCTGCACCATTTACAGCCGCCATAAACGAACCACCAGCAGTCGTAATCATGGCGTGAATCCATTTACCATCGGTATTGCCTGTAAGACTAGCAGTAGCTGTAGAAGTGCTTGTATCCCAAATAGTTGTTGCGGTAGAGGCAAACAACTTTGTCGTACTCGGACTTGAATAACTCATCAAGGACAAAACCTCACCAGTTATGCCCGTAGAAATCTTGGTATAGCCTTTTCTGAGGGTCACATCGGTAGGTGTAGGAAAGAAATTGACCATCTGAACCGCATCAAGTTGGTTCATTTCTGCCAAAGAATCCCTTGCGTTCCACCCCCCAATCGGGGATGGCAAGGAAGCGGTCATTGCCCGTCTTTGTTGAGCTACCGCCATTATGTGCCGTATCCTGTATCGGGAATGTTAGCGTAACCAATAAGCACCTTGGTTGGGTAGGGTGCAAAGCTAAGGTTAGCAGAACCTTTATCGTTGGCTTTGGCTACATTTAAATAGCGGAAATAGTCTTGTTGCAATGCAGTAGTATCAAAGCCTTTAATTTGGAAATACTTAAGTTTTGTGCTTAGAACCATAACTGTATCGTCAAAAATGGTTGTATCGGTGTCAGCCGTAAAGCTGTTTTTAACTGCACCAGCAGCACTTCTAGCCCAACCTTTTGAGCGGTATTCAAAGCCTAAATACTCTTGTGTGTTATATGGTGGCCAAATTTGGAACTTATCGCCTAGAATACGCCACCTAATGCGTGGGCCTGTTGAGATATAACCCGACTTTAGCCATTGCCATTGTTGGGCATCTTCAGGGCCAAGCATCTGCCAATGCTTTGTCTTATCCCAATGCGTATTGTCCGTAATGGCTTCAAAGTCATTCGGTAAAGGTTATTTGGTCTGTGAAAAGGTAAAAGTCACGCCTGCGTATGTACCACTAGCTAACTGGCTCATAACAATGGTTGATAAACCTGTGCCTGAGTTGTAAGTTACGCTTGACACATAGGTATCTTGGTTAATGCCTGTACCTGTAATGGTGTAATTGCTATTTAGGGCAGTAGCGTTACCAGTAACAATAATGTTATAGCTTTGGTCGCTAACTGTAGAACCTACAAAAGTCTGTGCATCGGTGTAAAAACGATACTCCAACTGTAAACCTTGCCAATCGTATTCCTTAACCAAGTCATAGCCAGCACGATTCATTAGGGCTAGAACTTGTTGTACATCCTGATTGGTATTACCCGCCACATAGGTGGGAATAGCAAGATTTAACTCGCTAGTGGTCTGTTGCACGAGTTGGAGCATCGTTGATGACATATTAAACTTCCTCTACGCTTTTCTTTTTGCGGGGTTTCTTTTCACCAACTGCCGCAAGTACAGCCGCCATTTGCTCCTGCATTAGGGCGAGCTTCGCATCAGTTTCAGCCTTAATTTTAGCAGTTTCCTCGTCTTTTTTGGCAAGTTCTTGCTTTAGCTGATTAATTTCTTCATCACGTTTACTAGCGTCTGCGGTTTCAGTAGCAAGGTTTAAATAGCTTTTAGCCTTGTCCCTAAAGGTATGAGGTTGCATACCCGCAATCATTCCAATGCGCTGTAACTGGTAATCTGAAGCATTAGCAATAGATTCGACTGTATAAAACTTGATACCTTTTAACTCTTGGGCTTGGGATTGACTGATTAAAGTCCATTGTTCTAAAGGTGTGCCCATTATATCGCTACTAGAGTCTTGACTAGCTTGATATTGAAGCCATTGCTTTGGAAAGCGTTGTTTGTGGCTATCCCTTGCATAAGTGTCAATTTCAGTCAGGTTATCTCCAGCAACCATAATGCGTACAAAGTCAAAATCTTTGAATATTGGTCTGCCAGCTTCGCTTGATTCGTGTTCTAGTTGAACGGCTCGCTTGTAAAACTTAACTGCCAAGCGTGAATCTGCGTCTTGGTTATCGCTATCTATTGCCATGTAATGCTCCTAAGTGGTTAGGGTTAAAAGAAAAAAGGGCTACCCCGTTAAGAGTAACCCTTTGTTTTTACTACAAAAGTGTATTAAACACTAGCCTTGCTAAACCAACCATAATCACCGCTTGCCATTGAAGAACCTGACAAGTATGTACCTGTAGCACCCAAAGTTACTTGGAATGTTGAGGCATTGATGATGCAAGTTGCAGAAGACGCAGCAATTGCTGCACCTGCTTGTGCAAACACATAACGCAAACCATCATTTCCAAAAGTTTGCGTTCCCAAGGGAGCAAAGTCAGGAATAGATACTGCCGTAGTGCCGTTAGTATAAGAAAAACTGATTGGAGTTGTGGTATTTAAATCAACTCCTGCAATAGGAAGAACTGAATAAGCCATGATAATTTCCTTTTTTAGGTTAATTGATTAAGTTGTCAAAAGACCCTGCAACTGTGCGTTGCTTGTAGTCATATTGCCAGCAAATCCATACAATTTTACAATCGCATCTTGGTTAATGGCTTGACGCTCACCACCGATAGGTACGAAATTACGCTCTTTGTGTGGGCGGAAGAAGATGTAATTGGTGTTCAAGAGATACATATAGTTTGTATTTTCTTGTGCTCCAATACCACCACCTAGTACCACATCAGCAGATGTACCGCCACCATAGAACTTGAGGGATGCAAAACCTGCTGCACCACTTTCTTCGGTAGTAATACGCTGAATAGCCTGTAATGCGTTTACAAAGAACTGATACAAATTGTTACCAGCAATGTACAAGTCAGCCTTGTCTGTGCCACGAATCTGCTTAATAGCGGCTTCGGTCATCTTAGCAAGCATTGTTGATGAAGTTGCACCTGTGGTAATTTGGTTACGCCAAAAGGTAAAGTTGGCACGATTAATACCACCATAAGTACCTGTGGTTGGGGATACAGCGATAGCTGCGGCCAAGCCGTCAATGTTCTTACCGCCATTACCTGTTCCGTCACCATACAAATCGCCTGAAATGCGGTTCAATAAACGGGCTTCAGAAACTTGCATACGACCATCAATCAGGTCAATGATTGCTTCTTTTGACGAGTTTTGGAGCATTTCTAAACCACTCATGGTTACAGATGCAGCGTACTGAGCAATCTTGAACTGAGCAGCCGAGATTGGGCTATCAGGAGAAATGTTCAATACTTCATATCCGCTATACGAGTTAGCGTTGTTAGTAGCCGTATCATCATAGAAAATTTCTTCAAGGATGACATTACCACCTGAGAATGGGCGTACATTGCCCTTAGAGTTAAGTCTTTGCAGAATCGCATTGTTCTGCGTTAAGTTATCAGCCAATTCACCGCTACGACTTTGAATGGTTGTAGCGATAATATCGGTGATTGCTGAGTTAGCAAATGACATGATATATCCTTTATTAAGTTAAGTTAAAGCCTACCGCTCTCTGCATCGGCTAATCCAGCCATCAGTAGAGAACGCCTATCCTTTGCTTCGACTTTCGCTTGTGTTCCGTTAGGAGTAACGGATTTTGGGCTAATTGCCGTCGCTTTAGCTCGTGCTACTTGCTGGGCTTGAGATGCTTGTTTTTTTGCAGAGGACAAGAGTCTTTCTTGTTCAACTGCCCAAACTTCATCGTTTAGCCTAACAGCTTTGGCATAAGCCGTTTCAAGGTTTTGGGCCTTACCTAGCTCAAGTAGTTGAGCCATTTCTTCCCTCACCATATCAAAGTGCGGAAACCGCTCTTTGTCGCTTCTTACTCGTTCAATTTCATTACTTAAACGAGCTTGTTCTTCTTGCTCAAACCGCCCTTTTATCGTGCTAACCTCTTGATTAACTTGATAAAGTTGTTGCATTAACTGTTGTGTATATGCGTCAACTGGTTGTTGCGGTTCATTACTTTCATTTAAGTTTACACCATAATCTCTTGCAAGTGTATGAAACATTTCTCTTTTTTGTTGAGGAGTTCCCTTTACAAGCATCATGTGGGCACGACCCAAGTTGTTTATCCATGCGGCAGGGTGTATTCCTTGTGATTGGAGTTCGGGGACAAACGGGTTAATTGCTTCCTCAAGAGCCTTTGCTCGTTCCGCTTCCGCTTTATATACGCTAACGCCCTTTTTAAACTCGTTCTCTCGTTGGTTAAGGTATTCAAGGTGTTTTTTGCTTTCATCTTTAGTTAATGTTTCGCCCTTGGCTATCTTATCCCATAGAGGTAAAAGGTCTTTCTTCCAAGTCGTAGGCTTTGGTATATCGCTAACCTCAAGCTGTTCTTCGGGCTGTTCGGATTCAGCCTCATCTTCTGCAACAACCTCAATGCTCGTTTCCTCTGCCACCGCTTCATCTTCTGCGACAAACTTTTCCTTTTCATTGCCAGTAGGTTCGTCTTGAGGTACTTCCTCTTCCTCATGTTCCACCTCTTGAGGTTCGTCTTTTATTTCGACTTCATTCATTGCTGCTTCCAACATCTCTCTGCGGTCTGCCATGATTGCTCCTTAACGATAGTTTAATTTAGCGTAAGCAAGCTCGGCAATCTTGCGTTTACGGGCTTCTTTGTCTTTATGGCTTAATTCCACAGGCTTGTGTTGTTTTGGCACATCATTGCCTAATTCAATCATTCTGTGCTGTTTTAAATGGCTTCTATGGTGACTTCTGCTACTAATCCAAGAACCATCAATTTGAGATACATAGCCATCAATGTCTGACATAACCATTGGAGCTTCTTTGGCGGTCATTTC